GGAAGTTCTTTCCCTCGTTTTTCTGCTCTCCTCAGTATCCCTTGACAGGCAATCTGGCTCAAAAAGAACCTTTGATGCAGAGACCCAGTCTCCAAGACATCCGACAACAAAGACTCTTCTGCGTCTTTGGGGGATTCCAAAATACTGAGCGTCAAGCACTCGGTATGCGAACCCATACCCGAGTTCTGCCACCGCCCCGAGGAAGGAACCAAAATCCCGTCCACCACTTGAACTGAGGACACCAGGGACGTTTTCCCAAACAAACCATTTGGGTTTGAATCGATCAAGAATTCCAGTATAGACAAGGGTGAGGTTTCCTCTTGGGTCTTCGAGTCCTTTCCTAAGTCCTGCGACTGAGAATGCTTGGCATGGTGTTCCTCCAACCAAAAGTTCAACTGTTCCATTGATGTTCCACTCCTTATATTTTGTGATGTCCCCAAGATTGGGGACTGTTGGGTAATGATGACTTAAAACTGCCGATGGGAAGGTCTCGATCTCGGCATAACCAATCGGATCCCAGCCCAAGGGATGCCAAGCAACTGTTGCTGCCTCCACCCCCGAACACACTGATAGGTATTTCATCGTATTTTCCTTATTTTTTGTTTTATTAGTTCTACATCTTCTTCTGCATTAAGTTGGTCAATAATATTTTTCCAGCCTCTCCTTCTGCCCACGCCTAGATACCAATTTGCCAAATAGGTAATCCGCTCCTCTGGTGTGTTTAGTCTGCACTTAGCCCATGGATCTTTTTTCATGCCTGAACCCTCGCTTTAGACTTACTGTAAGCAATGATGCGACTCTTAATCCATTGCATGGTTGGAGCAGATGTAGGTAATGGTTCTACTCGGATGCCATTGGGATACACGGAAAACTTCTCTTTGTATTTCATGGCAGCCCACCCGTCCTTATATCCTTTTAGCTTGCCGTAATACATCAACTCAGCATAGAACTGGCGATTGTTAATCTGGAGCTTGCGGTTAGTTTCTGCAAGTTCTTGTAGTTCGCCCGGTATGGTTAGGATTTGCTTTAACGGACGCTCGTAACCGCACTCGCCACAGATATTGCTTTTGAATGTCCATAACGCTTTGCACTTCGGGCAGACTGCTTCTTTCTTTTCCCGCTCGGTAGGTTCTTTCTTAGCCTTCTCTTCGGAACTATCTAAAGTTTTAACTCCTTCGGTATACAAATTGTCCCAGTCGCTTCTAAACCGCAAGAAATTACCCGAGTGATCAAGCCAAAGACCAAACTCTTTACCTTCATGGACTCGCATGACTCTACCCATCTGTTGCACATGGGATGAAAAAGACTTTGAGAATGGTCTAGCAGATACTCCGATCATTACATCGGTTACATCAAACCCTCTAGTCAAAATGTCAGTCGCAATCAATCCATGAATTTCGGTGTCTGGTTTAGAGAACTCCTCAATGGTTAAACGTTTGTAGTCATCGTCTTCTTTATAGGAAATAGATTCAAACCGATAACCAGCTTCGGCAAATCCATTGACCAAGTCTCTGCCATGATCCACACCCGAACAGAATACGATTGTCTTTCGTGGGCCGCCAAAGATTTCATGCGTCTTTTTAATCCATTCGTTGACTACATCGCCTGTAATTGCCATTCCTCGCTTGGAAACTTCAGCCTCTTTCCATTCGCCAAATGAGTTCTTCTCAGCTCCCGTCATGTCAATCTCTTTGGCTACAAAGACTTTTAAAGGGACTAACCAACCTTTCTCTACTAAGTCGCCAGTCGGAGTAGCTCCTACCACATGGGTATAGATATCTCCTAAGCCTTTAGTAAATGGGGTGGCAGTTAATCCAATCGCACGGATGTGTGGATTTTTATTAAGGAACTCGATTGTTTTCTTACGGACGATATGGCACTCATCCAAAATAATCAGGTCGATGTCTGGGAATGAATCCCTTCTCTCAAGGGTCTGTGCAGAACAAACTTGGATTCGCTCCGATGGTCTTTCTCTCCAATGACCAGCTTGCATAACTCCATGCTCGATGCCGTACTTAGACAGTCTGGCACTCGTCTGATCGACTAAGACTATCCGATCTACAACCATGGCGGCTTTCTTGTACCCTTCGGATACTCGCCTCATGATCTCCATCGCTACCTCGGTTTTACCGAAGCCTGTGGATGCATATAGTAGTTGTCTTATGTGTCCTTGTTTGAAGCCTTGCTTTATTTGCTCCACCACTTCTTGTTGGTGTGGTCTTAACTCTAACAACTTTATCTCCTTTACTATCAGGAAACCGCCTGATGTCGGTACAAAATAATGGGCGGGAGTGGCTGGCGTTGATCCCCAGCTTCTGCAAAATGCTTTGTATGCTAACCACCATCCGAGTGTGGAAAATAAGGTAAAACCACACTACTTTTTCAAACGCAAACAAAACACCCTCGTATCAACCTACGAACTTCACCCCCATAAGTCTGGTGAGGTACTTACGCTCCGTATGTGAAGCGGAAAATCGTGCGTTTTCCCTCATTACTTTATTCAGCTTTTGAGACTTGCTTCTTCCAGTAATTCACTTGCTTTAATAGTTCCGCATTCTTCTGTTGATAAGCGTCTCTAGAAGCTGTTAAGCCCTTAATCTGTGCTTCTTGGCTCTTGATGGTGGCACGAAGCTCATCAATTAATTCTTGTGCAGATTGCTTATCTTCTTTGGACGCATCCATGCTTTTTACTGCTAACTTCGCCTTGAGTTCTTCGTTTTCCTCCGCTATGGCTTGAAACTCAGTTGCCATCTCTTCAATCTTTTGTTCCTTCTCATCAACGACTGGATCGGGTGGAGTCTTTGGTTTGGCTTTTTTTGTTCGACCCATCTTTGATGTGTCCATCGTATACTCAACACCGCCACGAGTTACTTTACGAGCTGTTGGTTGAGGAGTGTTCATTTCCTTACGGATCTTATCTACGAATGTCGCTGATACACCGCAAACTTCTGCGATCTTGATATTGTTCCACTCGCTCCATTCAAAATCTTCCAAAAGAACAAGAACGGATCTGCGTTTATCGGCATTGGTTCTGCGTAATCCGTGCTTATCGTTGGCACTGACGGCAAATAGAATCGCATCTCTGCGTGTGCCATCATGGACTTCGGCTTCAATTTCTGCGAATGCGGCTTGTTTGTGGGCAAAGAAACGATGCCAGCCGTCAGCTAGATGATATGACTTACCATCAAAGAAAACTGTTACTGGTGGCATCTTGCCACCGCCACGGATTACATCCGCATATTCTCGGACGGCATCCTCATTGATCTTGTCTCTGACTTGTAAATCGCCATCTACTTTGATCTTTTCTAACCTTATTTTTTCTAGTTTCATTGTTTCCTCTTTTAGTTATTACTACTCTTATATGACACCCGTTCCTCTTTTGGTGGACGCACCTCGCCTACCCAGTGCGTCCTTCAACTGCTTCCTCCTTTGGAGCCACAGCACCCGACAGTCGTTCGTAGAGTCGGCACTATCTTCGCCACCGACCTTGCACTATTACATCTACTTACCCCCAGTAGTGCTTGTATTTATCCCGCTGGTGTACTCAAAGCCGTCCAGGATAAACCTACAAAAGAAAAACCCCTCGGGGTTGTTCTAAGGTGAAGTTGCTTAATAAATGGATCTCGATCATTTACTAAACACTCAGAACAACCCGAAGGGGTCTGGTCGAAATCAACTTACCACACGGACTTCACTCCGCCATAAAACTATAACACAAAAGAGCCAAACAAAATATGTAATTTACGCTTGGCTCTAACTATCTTTATCCGATAACGATGGAAGGTAGTTGAAATAAATATAACACAAAAATAAAAAAAGTGGGCGGTACGTGAAAGGAGAATAGACCGCCCATAAGAACTACCAAGGAAACAACAAAGAAACAGGACAATTGTACTGTATAAATAAACAGCATGAGTTGCCTATTTTTTAAGCACATCCTCAAACGTTTGGGGATAGCTAAGTGTTTACCCTAATACTATCTTTACCATTCCACCAGTCTCGTCTGCCCGTTCTACAGTGATCTTTTTAAAGCATCGGTCATTGACCCCCAAGGCTAGAGACATCCCGTCTAACCCAGCTTTCATGCTGGCTAGGAGGTTATCAAGGTCGTAATGTCTTTTACTGGGTGGGTAAAAAATAAGATGCAGTTCCGAGTATTCCTTGGTCGGGATCTTCTGTTCCTTGGTTAAATAAAAACACATTTCCTTATATTCTTTAGTGGCTTTAGCCTTAATAGCCCAGTGGGTTTTGACATTGGGCTTTAGTGAAGCTGGCGGCCAAGGGAAGGTAAGCATCAGGGTTTTCCTTATTAAAAAATATTTTGCAATACTTGAGAGACAATGTGTACAATCTATTGTATATTAATAAAAAACGAGGAATTCAATGCAGCAGATACTAATTCTATTATGCACCCCAGGGATACAAAAATGATTATTACTAATAAATATGGACTGCCACAAACATTTTTGAATGTCGTAGAGCGTCCTACGTATACCAAGGGCAAAGCCCATATGTCGGTTACGGAGCTGTTAAACAGCCCACAGATTGTGCAATTAAAGGCTAAGTACTCCGAACAGATTGAAGTCGATGTGACCGATATGATATGGGCTGTATTTGGTACGGCAGTCCATCATGTCTTGGAACAGGGCAAAGACCCTAACCATATCGTAGAACAAAGACTCCATGCCGATATAGACGGCTGGCATATCTCGGGGGCTATTGATCTTCAGATTGTCCACGAGGATGGAATTGAGGTTAACGACTATAAGACTGTCGGAGTCTGGGCGGTCATGAATGAGAAGAAGGAATGGGAACAACAGCTCAATATTTACGCATGGCTTGTGGAGACTGTCAAAAAGACCCCAGTAAATAAGTTAAAGATTATTGCCATCATCAGGGACTGGAGTGCTAGGGATGCTGAGAATCGGGAAGGATACCCTGAGAAACAGGTAGCCACCTTGGATATCAAGCTTTGGTCGATGGAAGAGCGAGAAGCCTTTATTAAAGAGCGTATCCACCTTCATAGTGAAGCCCTGTTTGCAACCGATACCAACGAAGACCTACCACCCTGTACCCCAGAGGAGTGTTGGGAAAAGCCAACAACTTATGCGGTTAAGAAAGAGGGTGGAGTTCGCGCGAAGTCTGTCCATACCACGAAAGAAGAGGCGGAATCGGCATTAGAAAGTACTGGCAAGGGATATTTTTTAGAAGTCCGAGCTGGTGAAAGAACTCGTTGTGCCAAGTTCTGTCAGGTTTCTCCTTGGTGCAAGCAGTACAAAGACTATTTGGAGGAACAAGCCAAATGATAGACGCTAAATACTACAACAACGGCAAGATCAAGATTGGATCCGAGCATTACCTTAATCCGCTTAAAAAAAAATACATTGAAGAAGATTACGATATGTTGGAGATTCAGAAGTATTTAATTCATGATCCAGCCATTCTTAATCGTCAGTATTGGACTCAAAAAATTTTATTGATTATTAGTTGTTTTGTTTTATTAGTTGTTTGTTTGAAAGGAATGAAATGAGTGCAAACGATACACAGGTTGGTGGCAATCATTACGCCACGCAGGAAATACAGACTTGGGACTATATTGCTGCCAATGAAATTGGGTATTTTGAGGGGAATGTAATTAAGTATGTATCACGATGGAAACAAAAAGGTGGGATAGAGGATCTACGGAAAGCACAGCACTACCTTAGTAAGTTGATTGAACTAAATATAAAGGAATAGCATGAAAACACAACAAGGGATGAATATTAAAGAAATTTCTAATGATATAAAAAATACTATTCCAAGCTGGGCTAACAAAACATTGGAAGAGTATTCAAGTTTATATAACCGAATAGTATTGCTTACGATGGAGGTTGATAGACTTATACAAAATGAACAAATTAGTACAGAAACTAATGAAAAGTTTAATGATTGGACTCTTGAGTTTTTTAAGAATAACAACATTGAACACTTATTCAAAAGTTATGATGAATTCATTATTAATAAAGTAGATGAAGAGGAATTATAATGAGCGTATATAAA